CGAACACGTCTGTGACGGGTACGGACGGGGGCGTTCCCGTTTACAACCCGGACAGCGCGTTCCGGATCTGGGCGTTGCTCGAGATCTATACAGGCGCCGCGGGCACGGATATGTACGTGCCTAATGTCGGTGATTACGTGGTGGACAATTCGCCAGGCTCCAATGCCTGGTATCGGGTCGCAGCGGTGGATCAAACCACCCTCATCCCGACGCTGGTGTCGATTACCACAGCGGCTTCGGGTGAATTCACCGATGACGATCTGTTGATGGGCGTGGGTCCGGGCACACAGTCCGATACCTATCGCGTCTATCTGGATCAAAGCGTGATGCCGTTTGTGATGGCGGTCGACGTGCGGCTGGTGGTGGGTGGCTCGAGTGCGTCGTACGCGAAGATCTTCCGGGGTGCAATCCTCGGGGACAACGGTACGGTTATCAGTGCCTTCTACGATCAGTCGGGCAACCTGCTGGGCGAGAACATCCCGCTGGAAGTGGTACAGACGTCGCAACAGGGTGTGGTGATCACGTCCCTCAAGGTCGTGAAGCAGTGCTACACGCGTGTAGCGATGGCTGACGGTGAGATCGTGACAGTGGTGATCTACGCGGCCGATGGTACGGTGCTCTCCAAGCGTCAACTGTTGGTGGAGAACACTGCATTCATTCGCTCGACCGATGCATCGGAGCGCTACATCACGGGCATCTCGATGACTTCGCCATTCATGTCCTCGAGCGATCCGAATACGCTGGTCTATCCGATCAACGTACCGAAGGATGGCCTGAACCTGATGGGTCAGGTGCACTACAGCGATGGCACGGTCGCACAGATGCCCGTGGATGGCACGAAGTTCCAGTTGTTTGGGCTGAACAACTACGTCGCCACCATCGTCGGTCAGAAGTTCCCGCTGGTGCTCAAGTACAACCTGTCGCAAGACGAGTTGGTCTATGGGGCCACAGCGAACGTCGATGGTTCGGGTGGGGCGGCCTTCATCCAGGAATCGTACACGGCCACAACCGAGAATGCAGATGGTGCGTACACGCTTAAGCTCTATGCGGTACCGCGCTTCATCGATTCGGTCAATGGCTGGTATCTGGATTGGTATCTCTTCAATCTGGATCGCAACCTGGCCCAACTGGTCACGCCGTATGTGAAGTTCGCACCGAATAGTCCGGCGTTCTTGCCGACTGGCTACGGGGTGAATCAGCAACTGCAAGTACAGATCAAGTTGACGGATGTGAATCCGTCGTACAAGAATGTACAGTTCACGCAGACCATCGGCCTCGTGTTGTATCGCGACGGGACGGATCAGACCAGCACCAACTGGACGGTGTCGTACGATCCGGGTCAGTCGCCTGCGTACGGGCTCACCACGCATGCCTCGACCACCTTCGTGAATCAGAACTTGATGCAGGTGTACATCAATCAGGGCTTGACGGACTTCGAGACCTGGCTGGCCAAAGTGTACTACCCGGCCAAGCCGCTTACCGATCCGAACGTGGAAACGGTGGCACCGGAGCCGAACATGTTTGCGTTGGTATTTGCCAACACGAGCGTGGAGTTCCCGATCACGCAGTGGAACAGTCAGCTCGCGATCAGCCAAGTGCTGGCCAACGGTGCAACGCTAGTAGTGAAGTTCTTCTACCGGACGCCGGAGAACGACCTCGAACTGGCAGTAGCACCGATGCCGGTGTGGCAGACCAACTAACGCTTCGGCGTCATAGCGCCCCAGGGTTTCCCCTGGGGCCTTATGCCGTTTTGACTACTGACTACCAGCGACTGCCTGAGGCGGTTGCGTACACCCCGTAACCGGAAGGTGAACCAAACACGTCTCGATGCGACATCGGCAAGTCAGAGGTGACGAGCATGCCGGTGTTGTGACCGAGATAGGTGTTCTGCGGTTGGTTCTGATACAGGTTAGACGTGCGGGCTTTGTTACGCTTGGTTTCACGCGCCGAACGGATCAACTCATCGATCGAGTAGATTTCATCCTGCTCATGAATCACCTTCTTATCCAGCATCCGTAACTCTTGCTCCAGACGCTGCGCAACAAAGTCATCGTGCTCACCGACCAACGCACCGTAGATCTCATCCATGCGCGTGCGCAACGTGTCTTGCTCCATGCGACGGAAGAAGTCCTCATTCGACTCTTCTTGCTTGGTTTGCAAGGCCGACATCACCTGACGCGGATCGATCCCGTAGTGCTGCAGGTTCTTACCTTGCGTCAAGAACCAGTGACACAACAACCAGCCAATCACCAAGTCATCGTGTTCACCATCTTCGTGGTCAATGCGACCATTCTTGTACACGAGGCCCAAGATCTGACCGACGAGCATCTTGTCATGCACCTTCATGCCTGCGCGCTTGGCTGCACCCTGGAGTGTGGCCCCATACAAGGCATTGCGGCTATTCGCCCCACTACCCGACGTCGCAAAACCGAAGAGCGTCTTGTAGCGCACGTAGATGTCTGTCGGACGACGCCCGATCGGCACCTTGATCTCCTTGTAGCGATCCGGATACTCGTCGTAATCTTGCACGACCTTATTGAAGACACGTTTGAACGGATCTTCGCCATGGCTCGGCAACATCAGCAACAGGTAATCCAAGAGCATCGCCCCTGTTGACCGGCGCTCAATCACCGCAGTGATGTTGGTGTAGCGTACGAGCGTATCACACACCCACTTGGAGAAGGTAATCAGGTTGGTCTCGTTATACGAGCCTGCGGCCACCACCTCCAGAGTTTCCACATCCATCAACACGAGTGAGATGTCATCGCCCCCGCCTGCTTCAGACGTATCCATGCCGAGCACGAACTTACCCGTCTTCATGCGGTACTCGATCTCTTCTTCCGGGATGTACCAGCGCGTGATGTAACCGTCCGGGTCACTGATCGACGTATAGAGCTCATCCATCCGGCTCGATGCAATCATCTCTGCAATGTGCGTGGAGAGCGGGGAGGTTTCCGTACCCGAGGTCCACAAGTTAAAGTAATCTCGGTTCGCATCGTCACCCGACTGCAGCGATTCTTCAATCTTTTGCTTGAGCCACTCGTCGCTCTTACCTAACTGCCGGTGGCTAAAGGTCCCATTGATCCGGAACTTACCATCACGGCTGTTACGCCGTACCATGCGATCGAGCTCGGTCCAGTTCTTGCAGTCAAAGAACTTTTCGGTCCACGATGCCGAGTCTTCCAGCAGCTTATAGACGAAGCGGCCGTCCTTGTCATCCTTCTTGCCTGCGGTTGTCGTCAGGATGGTACCGTACGGGGCGCCTGCGGCCTTCGCACGCTCCACAGCAGCGCCAGTAGCTGCCAAGGCTGCCGGAAGCGCAATGGCGATATTAGGCTGGAATGGCGGCTCGTCGATATGGAAGATCGCGGTCGTCAAACCGCGGCCCATGTTGTACGCGCGCTTCGGGCTCGACTGCGGTACATGCGTATTGTACGTATTCTTCAAAGCCTTGACGGTTACTTCTTCACCGTTTTGCGCATCGTCCTTGGTCCGTTGACTCAAGTACGGTGGCAGCTCGGACATGATTTCCTTGATCCGCTCAATGTTCTTGCGACGCAGGTTATCGTCCTTCGTCAACAAGTTAATCGAGGTGCCCGTGCAGACGATGTTCATCAGGTAACTCATCAACGTATCCGTTGAGAATGACTTACCGGTCTGACGTGGCTGAATCAGGGTGAAGAACACATGGTTAAAGAACGACCAGTACAATGCCAAGTTAGCACGATTGGCTTCGAGCGGTACCGCTTCACTACCTGAGTTTCCAGGCGCACGCGCAATCTCGCGAAAGAAGTACCAGGGGTTGAGTTTGCACTCCACGGCGATCATGTACATTTGATCGGTGGTCAGGTGCGGGCTGAATGGATCGAGGCCTTGCAGCTTCGGATTCACCAAGGCGAGTAGAAACGCGTGGTTCTTAATACCCATTGAACGATACACTGCAGCCAAACGCACCCAGCTCTTATTGGTGGTATTGACGTCAATGATCGCTGAGGGGTACTTAAACCAATCCTCTTCGAACAAAATAATGATAGTCACCTACTACGGTTAATTAGTCGGCGTATGCCCAGTTTGAGATCATAGTCTCGTTCAACGAAACCCGCTTAAACTGGATAATACGTGTCATATCAAGGTAAATAAAAGAGCACCGTCATAAAGGCGGAGCCGAAGCCCCGCCCTTACTCTTAGATGAAACTGCTCTGCTTAAGCGACCGTAACTTGTCCGTGATAAGATCCACGTACGCATCAATGGCGTAGAGCTTTTGCACTTCATCGGCCACGTACACCGGGCACTGAGCAGGCAGCGTGACTTGGAGTTCACAGGCCCGCTGAATCAGTTCGGGTGCATCATGGGTCGTGCGCGAGAACAACTGGTACGCCAAATGAATCTTGGCGAAGGGCCATAGTGAGTACATGGTCTCGTACTGCACGCGTTGACAGTAAATCGTGATGTCGTAGCCCGAGCGATGAATCACGCGTAACGTATTACGTCGCTCGGTTTGGACCACCACATCTTGCTGATACTGTCTCGTGCCCTTTACGTGCTCAAGCCACAAAAACCCTCGGGTAGCTAACCTCTTTATAAGTGACATAGGGGGAACCTGGTCGTGGCGACCAAGCCTTACACTGCAGCGCTTTGCGAGTAGTAGCGCATCGAATACGCGCGGGCGATCAGATACAGCAACATCCCGGTTCGCACAGCAGCAATCACACTGGAGTTCTTATTGTTCGTCGCAAGCTTCACAATCTTCTCTGCTTTGTCACGCAGCGAGAAGAGCGCCGGGTCGGTTGACCGAGAGCTCATGTAAACACCGCGCAGTCGTGTGAGTAGGCTGGCCAAGTCCGTAGAATTCCTGACCAAGTTCCGATTCTCCGCAAGGTAGTCGAAACTGTGGACCAGGGTTTCGTTTAACAGCTCCTCCACCATCCCCGCGCCAGACTGGCGATAGTTATCCGACATCCATTCGAGTGATTCGCGAAAAAGGCGCGGCGGCATCGTTTTCATCTGCTTCTCGATAACGGTGAGCAGCTCTTCGCGAATGAAGGAGTTCCGGTCGGTGATGATGGAGTTGATATACCTGGTGTAAGCCAGGAGGTTTTTCGATTTGTCCTTCAAGATCTCGACCCCGTCGTGCTCGACCATGCTGCTGGTGGAGCTGATCTTGATCCCTTGGCGGTGCACTTGCAGGAAGACGTCGTAGATGTTCTTCAACATGTCACGAATTCGACCCTGGGTGTCATTGAGCAAATAGACGATGATGCTGTCCGGCTCAAACTCTTCAATAGCGCGGTGATGCAGCCCCGTCGGACTAATCACTTCTTCAGCGCGGGCATTGAGCACCCCAGCCCAGCTACCGTACTGTTTGATCGCGTACTTGTACGTGAGTACCGCATACGTTGCTTCCGCTGTCGCACGATCCGCCGGGTACTTAAAGTGCCGATAAAGACGGGATGTGAGAAACTTGTATTGCAA